CTCTTCCGATCTCAAAAGGTTGGAATGACGCTATGGATTTTATTTTTCCAGAAGCAAAAGAGAAGCGTGAAAAGGAAAGAATAAAGAAAAATATGTACATAATCAAATAAATATTGAAAGGAGAGAATATGGAAGATAGATATTTATTCAGGGCAAAAATCGGTAATGGATATTGGACTATAGGATTTTTACGTTGCAAAGATAATAAATGGTATATAAACAATGCAGGCTCACCATTGCGCAGCGAAGAACCATAGAAAAGAAGCGGAGGTAATGAAATGCAAAGAAAAGGAAAGCGGAAAGAAGAGCTGCAGACTCCGACAGAGCTTACGCTTATATACCTGGAAAACTATAGAGAGCTGCAGAGATATGTAAAAGAGGCTGTATCAGAACCGGATCAAATAGGAGCGGACAGATATAACATATCTGCAGAAAGAGCATACTTAAGATCCATAAGGGAATGCCGAGCAGAAACCGTAATCTTGTTGGAGCATATAGACAAAGCTATGCAATCCCTGAAAGAAGATGTGGAAGCATCCGGGGAAGGATATAAGTATGATGTATTAGAGGCTGTATACATACAGGGAAAGACATATGCAGAGGTGGCAAGAGATACAGGATGCGGGAAGAATTCTCCAAAGAAATGGTGCAGAGCCATGATTCCAAAGTTGTCAATAAAATTATTTGGCGCGAAAGCGTTAGATAATGGTGCAAATTGCGCTGAAATTGAGGACAATTTGAGCAAAACAGGGTAAAAAGTGGGGGAAATAGGGGGTAAAAAGTGGGTGACCTAAAGGGGATTTGAATGTGTTAATATAATAACGTGAACAGTTGGGTAAGCGATTGCAGAGATGCAGTCGCTTTTTTCTTGCTTGCTTCATGTTATTCTATGCGGCTGCTATATTGTAGCCGCAACAAAGAAGAGAAGGGCAGCAGTATGTTGTTGAAAACTTGTCGATGTGGAAAGCTGATTCCGCAGGTGATGAAGATGTGTGAAGAGTGTGAGAAGAGGCAGCAGTCTCGACACACAAGATATAACAACACACGCAGAGATCCGAGAGCTGCAGAGTTCTATATCTCGAAAGAGTGGAGAGCTTTAAGGCCTGTAATTATGGGCATATACGGCTATATAGACATATATGCACTGTATGTGGAGCAGCAGTTAATTACGCTGAAAGATTCTGATCCAATCCACCACATAGTAGAGCTGGAAGATGATTGGGAGCAACGATTAAACCCACTGAATTTGATACCGTTGAGCCATAACACTCACAATACGATTACCGCCTTATATAAGCAGAGCAAAGCGAGTATGATTGCAACTCAAAAACAGCTGAGATCGTTAATCAATTTGCATTTCCGTGAGGCAGGGGGATATGAAAAAGTTTTACGCGACGCTTTCCTAGTCGCGCCCCCACTTTTCCTTGGAGAAAACTCCCCACGAGAAAATCCGTAAAAAGGGCAGGCGGGGCGGTGTCAGATTATGACACAAAAAATGAATGCAGATATTGATAGGAAGGAGGTCTGAAACAATGGCAGGGCAGCGACAACCGACAGATTTAGTTGTTATGAAGGGAAAAAAACATCTTACAAAGGCAGAAATTGCAGCACGAAAAGATGCGGAAGTTGTTGCACCAAACGATAATGTAAAACCTCCGACATATCTGACAGCAGGACAAAAAAAGAAATTCCGGAAACTGGCCAAGGAACTTCTTGCTATTAAATTGATAGCGAATATTGATTGTGACGCGATGGCCAGACTGATAATTGCACAGGAGCAGTTTTTAGAGGTAACAGAGCAGATCCGGAATACTCCGTTGATGGTAGATGTGCCAATATACGAAGAACAGAAAGATCCACTAACAGGGGAAAAGAGGCTTGTACAGGTCGGGACAAGACAGGTGGTAAACGCAGAGCGTGAAAGTCTGATGATTATACAAGACCGATGCATGAAACAGTGCAGACAGGGCGCATCAGATTTTGGAATGACCGTTTCCTCCCGGTGCCGTCTGGTGGTGCCAAAGCCACCACAGCAGAAACCGGAAAACAAATTTGCAAAGTATGCGGAGTAGCATTTGCAGACAGAAAAAATAACCGACCGCTGCACGCAATACGCGCTTGATGTAGTAGCAGGAAAGATTATAGCCGGGGATTATGTCCGGCTGGCATGCCAGAGACACCTTGACGATCTGGAAAAAGCAAAGATATCACCGTATAGGTATTACTTCGATGTTGAAAAATCCGAAGAAATAATAAACTTCGGAGAAGAGCTGACCATAGCGGAAGGTGAAGGAGACGAAAAGGTAACGCTGTATCCATTCCAGTGTTTTATTTTAGGATCACTGAACGGTTGGAGAACCAAAGAAAAAGGATACAGACGTTTCCGGACATCTTATGTACAGCTTGGCAGACAGAATGGAAAGTCATTTATCAACGGCATTTTGGCAACATACTACGGAAATTTTGACGGATTCAAGTACGGAAAAATATTTTGCACGGCAACCAAACAGGACCAGGCAAACATTGTATTTGATGAAATTGTAAAATTTATAAATTCGGATGATGAATTAAGCGAATGGTTTAAAGTCCATGAGCACAATCATACGATTGATTGTCTGTGTACACATTCCGAAATTAGGGCACTATCCGGAGATACCAAGTCACTGGACGGACATCGTGCGTATTTGGGAATCGTTGACGAATACCACGCTCACAAGACGAATCAGATGTACAAACTGCTTGAGGGCGGTATCAAGAAATTAAAATCCGCACTGATCTCCGTCATAACAACAGCGGGGTTTGATCTGAAATCACCGTGCTATAAGTTGTATGAATATTGCTGCAATCTGTTAAAGGGAGTGTTCGAGAATGACAGTCAATTCGTTTATATCGCGCAACTGAATGAGGATGATGATGAATATGAACCAAAAAACTGGATAAAAGCGAACCCGATTCTTGAATTTGATAGTGACGCTTTAGAAAACCTCATTCCAGTATCACGTACTGCGCGTGATATGGGCGGTGAGGATCTGCGCGACTTTCTGGTAAAGCAGTTAGATATGTGGGTACAGTGGTCAAATGCGTTGTATATCAAGGATATTGCAGTATGGAAAGCGTGTGCAGTATTAAAATCCCTGAAAGATTTTAAGGGGATGAAGTGTTATGTGGGCTTGGATCTTTCTGCTGGAGGTGATCTTACCTCCTTAGCAGTGATAATTCCGCACATGGTGGACGGCGTGAAAAAATATTTTACACACACACACACATTCATTCCGGCACAGCGCGTGGACGAACATATAAAAACAGATAAAATCCCATATGATCTGTGGATAGAAAAAGGACTCGTGACGGTAACGGAAACGCTTGGAGGAATAAAAACTGATTATAAATACATCTTAAGCTACCTGAAAGAACTGATAAATGAGTACGATTTGAAACCACAGCTGATCTGTTATGATCCGCATAATGCATCCGCGTTTCTGTCCGATCTGGAAGAACTTGGAATGAATGAGCTGTCTGTAACACAGACAGCAAGGGTGCTGAATGATGCAACAGTTGACTTCCGGTTGGAGATCATGGCTGGAAATGTTGAAATAGAAGGAGAGGAAGTAGGAAAAGAGGGCAGCAGTATTGTTGTACCGGCTGATACGCTGCTTACCTGGTCGATAGCAAATGCTAAGACAATATCGAACAGCTATGGAGAAATAAAAATTGACAAGGAACTCCGGACAGAGAGAATTGATCCGATTGATGCGATCATAGATGCATGGACGGAGGCAATGAAAGAAGAATACAGACCGGACATTAACGAGGAAGTTAATGAATGGCTGGCAATGTATGAAAAATATATGAAAGGGGGCGAGGAGTAATGAATCCGTTCCAAAGACTGGGGAAAAGAATAGCAGATTGGTGGCATGGCAACATCACGAATGGTGGAATTATGTCACTGAATTCTTCGGATTTTTTGGATCTGATGGGATTAAGAAGAAAAGGGAAACCGACATCCGAAGTAACATATTTCACGTGCCTTAAAATGTTGTCGGAAACATTGGCCAAAATGCCTATTAAATACTACCAGAAAACGGATAAAGGGATTGTTGAGGCAGAGCCTACAGATATATCCAGATTATTCTCCGAACGTCCAAACCCTTTTATGACACCAACCACATTTTGGAATACGGTAGAAATTAACCGGAATCACTATGGAAATGGATATGTGTATATCCGGAGAGTATTTAACCGGAAAAAATATGGTGGAGATATTAAAATACTGGATCTGTGGGTTATGCAATCCAATTGTGTACAGATCGTGGTAGATGATGCCGGATTATTCGCGGGGGTTGGCCGATTATGGTATGTATACACTGATCCAATACAGGGAAAACAGTATGTATTTGGAACAGATGAGGTTATGCATTTTAAAACATCCTTTTCGTTTGATGGCATAACGGGACTTCCGGTGCAGAAGATCCTACGGGAAACAGTAGCAGGAGCTTCCAAGTCACAAGAATTTATGAATAATCTGTATGAAAATGGATTGACAGCAAAGGCAACACTGGAATATACAGGAGAACTTGATGAAAAGGCAAAAGAAAATCTGCGAAAGTCATTTGAAGAGTTTGGTTCGGGTGTAAAAAACATGGGCCGAGTCCTTCCGGTGCCACTTGGAATGAAGCTGACACCACTTGATATTAAATTGACAGATTCACAGTTTTTCGAACTGAAAAAGTATACAGCATTGCAGATCGCGGCCGCATTTGGAGTAAAACCGAATCAGATCAACGATTATTCGAAGTCGTCTTATAGTAATTCGGAAATGCAGCAGTTGTCGTTCTATGAAGATACGGAGCTTTTTATCATAAAGCAGTATGAGGAAGAGATAAATTATAAGATTACATCGTACCAGCAAAAGAAAGATGGGTGTTATTTTAAATTCAACGAAAAGGTGCTTTTCCGTACAGATAGTAAAACCCAGATGGAATATTTTAAAACAGCTGTTGGTGGTTCGGTTATGACGGCAAACGAGGCAAGAAGGAAGTTGGATCTTCCAGACAGAGAGGGTGGAGACGTTTTACTTGCAAATGGCAACATGGTTCCGCTGACTATGGCGGGTGCAGCATATACAAAGGGACAGCAGATCCCAGATGATCCAGATGATCCGGAAGATCCGGAGACAGATCCGGAAATAGATCCGGACAATATAACAGATCCGGAGACAGATCCGGACAAAATAATAGATCCGGATGATCCTGACAAGGATAAAGACGGAGAGGAATAGGAGGTGCAAAGGTGGCAAAGAAAAGATTTAATTTTACGCGTAAAAGACGTGGAAAGACAGAGAATGTGGGTTATCTGGACTTCGAATCAGAAGATGAAGAACAGAGATGTTCGCTTTATTTCTACGGAGACATTGTATCGGCAGCATGGTTATCGGAATGGTATGAAGAGGACAAATGCCCGGCAGACATTGCAGATTTCCTGAATCAGTTGGATGGATACGAAGATATTGACATCTATTTCAACTCTGGTGGTGGGGATGTATTTGCAGGGCTTGCAATTTACAACCAGCTAAAAAGATATTCTGGGCACAAGATCGGATATGTGGATGGAATGGCAGCATCCATTGCATCTGTAATCATGTTTGCGTGCGATGAACTGCATTTTTCGACAGGAGCGCAGGCTATGATACATAAACCTTCGTGTATGGCATGGGGAAATGCAGATGATATGGAAAAAACAATCAAACAGCTGAACCTGTGTGAGGATTCCATTGTAGACGTGTACATGCAGCATGTGCAGGATGGAGTGACCAGAGATCAGATCAAGGATCTGATGCGGCAGGAAACATGGTTCGATTGCGAAAAAATGCAGCAGTACTTTGATATTGAAATTGAAGAAAAAGCAGCAGTTGCAGCATGTACATCTGATTATTTTGCTAAATACAACAATTTACCGGAGCCTTTGGGAAATCCAAAGACAAAGGATATTGTAAATGCGGTCATTGAAGAACTGGAGAACCGGAACAACAAGGCTGCGGAACAGGAAAAACAGAGAATGGAAGCTGAAAAAGACGAAATTCTCAAAGATTTGTACCAGTATGGAACTTAATTAAGGAGGAAAAAATGGGAAAGAAAGAAATGGAAGAGTTTTTAAACAAGATCAATGCCAAAAAGCAGGAGGTAAAGGATCTTGTAAATGCCGGAAAAATCGAAGATGGAAAAAAAGCAAAGGAAGAGCTTATCGAAATGCAGGATAAGTTTAATCTGCTTATGGATCTGGACGATGACGATCGGAACTATATTGAGGATCAGGTTAAGAATGGAACAGCAAAACAGGTTGGAGAGGTAAAACCGGATAAAAAGAACCTGGTAAAATCTTTCGTCAACATTGTTAGGGCTGGATTTTTAGGAACAGAGCCGGATTCAAAAGATGTCGAGGTGTATAAAGATGCAATTTCATCGGACGTTACACCGGGAAGCAACAGTGAACTGGGAATTGGTATCACAATTCCAGAGGACATCAGAACCGATATTATCGAGTTAAGAAGATCTGCTGACAACCTGGAACAGTATGTGAATACAGAAGGTGTCACTACGAAGAGCGGAACACGAAATATCGAACTGGATGCAGAATCGACTCCATTTGACAACGTGGATGAGGCAAAAGATTTTCCGGAAATGGATGAGCCAAAGTTTAAGCAGATCAAATATGCAATTAAGAAAAAAGGTGGAATTTTAAAGATCACAGCAGAACTGCTGGAAGATACAGCTACCAACATTATGGCATACATTAACAAATGGATTGCCAAAAAAACGAAAGCAACACGTAACGCTATGATCCTTAAAGTGCTTGATACCATGACTAAGGGAAAAGAAGTTGTCATTGAAAATTTGGATAGCCTGAAAGACGTTTTTAATGAAGACCTTGATCCGGCAATTGCAGAGGCAGCTGTGATCATCACAAACCAGAGTGGGTTTAACTATCTGGATAAATTGAAGGATAAGGATGGAAACTATATCCTCCAGAAAGATCCAACACTGCAGACGAAGGGAAAGCTGCTGTTTGGGGAATATCCAATTATTAAGCTGTCTAAAAAAACACTGAAATCAGAAAAAGTAATGAACAGTGATGGTCATACAGTAGATGCATACAAGCATCCGGTATATTGCGGAGATTTAAAATCTGCGATCACACTGTTTGACAGAAACGTCCTGTCTATTGATATGAATGACAAAGGAGCAGGACTGTGGGATAAAGATCTGACCGGAATCAAGGTCCGTGACAGATTCGATGTACAGCCAGTTGATGAAGAGGCTGTGATTAAAGGACAGATCACAGAAACAGTAAATGGATAAATGCTGCGGGGCGGTCAGCCGCCCCGTGAAAACGGGGGATGCATCATGACAGAGGAAGAAAAAAAGGAATACAGGGAAAATCTGACACAGCAGTGCAAAAAATACTGTCATATTGATTATGACGATGATATTGACATTGTGGAGTTGATGATAAACACCACTTTAGAAGAGATGCAGGAGCTGATTCCGAATTTTGATGCGTATAACATGACCAGCAGACAGCGATTGATTGCCCTTGTATCGGTAAAAAATCTGTATGATAACCGGGAAAAATACGGGGAATCCAAGCAACTATCCAGCGCAGTATCATCTATGCTTTTGAAAGAGATCTATGGAGGTGCAGCAGTTGCAGACGGGCAGGATTAAGATCATCCGGAGAGAATCACAGGTAGTTGATGGACGAAAACAGTATACAGAATCAACATTCTACGAATGCTGGTGCGAGGTTAAAAGTCTTAGCACTACAGAAAAATATACAGCATTGCAGACCGGAATTGAGAACGTAATCGTGTTCGAGGTTCGGAACTGCCAGAAAATGGAGGATATAAGAAAAAATCTGAAAGAGTTTTCCGTAGAATACAAAGGCACAGTGTTCAAAATCTATGATGCATCACCTATGTTTGTGGATAACCAGAAAGTACAACTGAAATGCAGGGAAAGCGAATAGAAGAGTCAGAATCTGACACGGACAGAGAAAAATGAAAGTAGAAATGGAATTCCAAGGGTTGCAGGAACTGTTAAAAGCGTTTGAAGATGCGGCCAGTGATGCAGAAATTGCGGAAGTAAACAGGAAAATAGTAGAAAAAAGCGAACCGGTTGTGAAAAAAATTATGTCCGGGAAAATACCGAAGTCCGCGGACATTAAAAAAAGTGGTCGTGGTTTTGGTACGAAATCATCGGTGTCTACACATGCTGCAGATAGTGTTCCAATGGGAAAACCAAAGGTAAAGGGCGCGGGAGTATCCGCGGAAGTTGGATGGGTTAAATCGGACAACAGTGAACACTTCTATGTGAAATTTATAAACTGGGGAACTATTTACAGACCGCCTCAAGAATTTATCTATGCGACAGGGCGTGAGGCAGATGCGGAACTGCAAAAAATCGCAGAACAGGAGTATCAATCCTATTTAGACAACACAATGAAATGAGGTGATAGCGTGAACAGTCCGGACATCATAAAAGACGCATTGGATGCGTTGCAGCAGATTTCAGACAGGGGAATCACCGTCATGCAAGGGTGGTATGACAAGAACATCCATAAAACACATGTGACCTTGTGGGATTTGGGAGAAGTCGACGAGAACTTTTCGGATGATGATGCGGAGGGAGTGACGCTGTCATTGCAGGTCACTATTTTTTCAAAGAGTGACGAGGTTGAACTGGCAAGGGAAATCAAGTCAATGATGAAAGAAAATGATTTTTCGTTTGATGGCAGGAACGGAGACGATTCCAAGCCGGAGGACGGAATCTATATGAAAGCACAAAGGTTTTCAAAGTTTTATGAAATGGAGGAATAGACATGAGCGAAACAGTAACACAGGTTAGCGAGACAGAACAGAAGATTGTCAGAAGTAGAACATGCGGTTGTAGAGATTTTTACATCGCAAAACTCACACAGAATGATGCAACAGGGTACGTGGCAGGTACACCCGTAAAACTGGCAAGAGCAATCAAGGCAAAAGTTGATGAAAAATGGAGTTCAGAGAAAATCTACTCTGACGACGGAACAGAGGAGGTCATCAATTCATATGAGGGAACTGAAATCGAACTTGAGGTCAACGCCCTTGCACCACAGGACAGACAGATTCTTTTCGGTCAGTTGTACGAAAATGGTTTCCTCGTAAAGACGGCAGATGACAAAGCACCGGAGGTCGCTGTCGGATGGAGAGAAAGAAAACTCAACGGAAAGTATGATTTCAAATGGTTGTACGCCGGAAAGTTTGCAGAGGGAATCAGCGAGGAGGCAAGCACAAAAGAGGGAAAACTGTCTCCGACAACAAAGAGCGTCAAGGGTTCATTCTACGAGAGAAGTCTTGACAATGCATATGAGATTTCTGTTGATGAATCAAATCTTGTGACAGAAGATACAAAGGCAGCAGAGGCAATCAAGAATTGGTTCAGCAAAGTGCAGGAGAAAAACGGCGGTTTAGGCTAACAAGAGGATATATAACAGGAGGATAAATCATGAAAAGAAAAATAATAGTCAATAATAAAGAGTTTACAATGCCGAAAATGTCAATCGACACATACACGGAATATCTTGAACTTGAAGAGGTTGTCGACGCAAAACAGAGATATTCAAAACAGGACATCGAGGCGATGGGTCTTTTTATCTGCAAGGCATACGGAGACCAGTTCACCATTGAGGAATTAAAGAATCCGGAGACCGGACTTGATGCAGCAGGATTGATTCTTGAGTTCCAGTTCATTGACATGGGAATTGCAGACGAAATCACAAAGAGAATGAAGAACATCGAGAAAAATTTTCAGAGTGGCAAGTGATACCGGAAATCGAAATCACTTGCAAAGGGAAAAGGCTTTTCATTAATTCCGTAACAGTAGAACAGTATAAAAAATATATCAATCTCATGGAGAAAAATGACACGGAGGTATTTTCCGGAGTGATGTTTTTCAACAAAAAGATAATGCAGGAGATGTTCGGGAATGAACTGTCGCTTGCAGCAGTTGGGGAGATTGATGCAGTTGAATTTCTGACGGCAATCAAGACGGTTCATTTCATCATGCAGAACATTGTTGCAGAGAAGATGTTGAGCATTGTCGAGGTTGAACAGGTAGAAAAAGAGGCATCCGCATTCGATGACTATGACCGTGAAAACGGATATGAGGACGAGGATGAACAACCGGAGGAAAATCAATGGAAAGTCTGCGGGGAAATTGTTGACCGTGTTGTGAAAATTGCGATTCGGCTATTGAAAAACTCATACAGTCAATGCATGAAAGAGAACATTGTCACGTTGTTGGACTACTTAAAATTTGAATTAGATACAATCAACGAAAATCAGTAAGAGAGGAGGCGACCGAATGGCTTATACAAGCGTCAAAATATCGGCAGATTCGAGCAGTTATCAATCACAAATGAAATCGGCAGCATCGCAGATGAAAGTCTTGTCTGCGGAATATACGACGGCAGCGACGAAAGCAAAGTTGTTCGGGTCAGAAACAGACAGCCTCAAGGCAAAAGCCGAATCGCTCACTCAAAAAATCACGGTGCAAAAGAACATCGTGCAGTTGAACAGTGAGCAGCAGGAGAAGTTGACAAAGAAACTGTCAGACCAAAAGACAAAGCAGGAGGAACTCAAAACAAAGATTGATGCTGCGAAAGAGGCTTATGAGAAATCAACGGCAGAGACCGGAAAGAACTCCGAGCAGTCAAAAGCACTCAAGGATGAACTCGACAAGTTAGAGAAAGAGTTCACCGCAAATGAGACAGCAATCGGAAAGACAGAGACCGCACTTGCAAATCAGACGGTAAAGACGGAAAAGTCAAAGACTGCCCTCATGAACATGGAGGCAGAACTGAAAAATGTTAATGACCAGTTAAAAGATAATAAACTTGAAAAATTTGCGACCGCTTGCGATACAGCGGGAACAAAGATGGAAAGTTTCGGAAAGAAAATGTCGGTTGTTTCTACGGGAATTGCAGGAATGGCAACCGCAGTCACAAAAAACGCATATGATGTCGAAAATGACTTGATGTCGATGCAAGGGCAGTTGGGATTGACAGCAGAGGAGACAGAGAAACTCAAGACAGTCGCTCAAAATCTTTACACAAATGGATTCGGGGAGAGTTTGGGTGACTGTTCGTCTGCGGTCGTCACACTCGTTCAAAACATCAAAGGGGCAAAAGACATGTCTGTTGAACAGCAGCAGACAATCGCCGAGCAGATGATGACAATGTCCGATATGTTCGGAACAGAGAACGAGGAACTGGCGAGAACTCTGACGACCATGAAAAACAACGGAATTATTGACGACATCAGCGAGGGAATGGATGTGCTGACGGTCGGATTCCAAAACGGAGCGAACTATTCGGGCGAACTGCTTGACACCATGAGGGAATATTCGCCGAAGTTCCAAGCGTTAGGAATGGACGCAAAGACCGCAATGGCTTATTTAGTACAAGGGGCGCAGAACGGAGCGTTTAACCTCGACAAAGTCGGCGACGCAATGAAAGAGTTCAGCATCAGAGCGGTTGACGGTTCGGACACGACAGTGGACGGTTTCAATAGAATCGGATTAAATGCGGATGAGATGGCGAAAAAGTTTGCAGCAGGAGGAGACACAGCGTCACAGGCATTTCACAAGACACTCGTTGCACTGAAAAACATGGACGACCCTATTTCACAGAACATCGCAGGCACAGATTTGTTTGGAACGATGTGGGAGGATTTAGGGAAAGACACGGTGTTGTCTCTTGCAGATATTGAGGGAGGACTTGAGAACGTCGAGGGAGCGACAGTCAAGGCAGGAGAGCAGGTGAATAACTCTTTTTCCACGCAGTTAAAGACCCAGTTCAGAGAATTACAGACATCTCTTTTGCCTTTAGGAAATGAATTGTTGCGGTTGGGAAAGGACAGCATGCCAACCGTGAAAGAGGTTATCGGAGATGTAACAAACGTACTCAAAAACATGGATTCCGAGACTGCTCAAAACGTCATCAAAATCGGAGCGGTAGTCGCTGCTATCGGTCCGTTGTCAATCGGGTTCGGAAAAGTGGCAAAGGGAATCTCTGATACAGTAACGACCGGACAGAAATTTGTGTCCGGAGCTGCAAAGATAATCGCAAAGATTACGGCAAAGACAGCAGCCACGGCAGCGGGAACGGCAGCAGATACAGCGGCAACGGCCGCCACAGCAGCGCATACAACAGCCACAGCGGCCGCAACAGCTACAACAGGGACAATGACAGCTGCACAGACTGCATTAAACGTAGCAATGAAGCTGTGCCCGATCCTAATGATTGTTGGATTGATTACAGGTCTGATAGCGGCAGGGGTTGCGCTGTACAAAAACTGGGACAAGATAAGCGCGTTTGGATCAAAGTTATGGGGAAATATTAAAAAGGATTTTAATAATATAAAAAAGGGCGTTACCGATTCCTTTAAAAAGTCAGGTGAGGCGGTAGAAAATAACGTCAAAAAAATGACAAATTCGGTGAAAAACAGCGCGATAGGAAAAGCTACGTCTACGGTATTTAAAGCCATACATAAGACGGTAGAGGACAATATGAAAGCCTCTACTGCATCAGCAAAGAAAAACCTTGATGAAATGAAATCCGCGTACCAGAAGAATGGTGGTGGGATAAAGGGAATCGTTGCTGCCACAATGACAGGTATACGAAATAATTATCAGAGAAAATATGATGAAATAAACAAGTTGACGGGTGGAAAACTTGACATCATGGTGCAAAAGACGCGGGAAGGATTTAAAAAGGCTGCTAACTCTATTGCAGAGAAGGTATCACAGGCGAAAAAAAATGCATCCAGTTTTGCATCAGGTGTCGTCACAGAAGTGGGAAAAATTCCGGGGAAAACCGTATCAATTGGAATCAACCTGGTAAAAGGTCTCTGGAACGGAATAAGCAATATGCAGTCCTGGGTAATTTCAAAGGTCCGGGGGTTTGGAAATTCAGTGCTTACCGGGTTAAAGAATTTCTTTGGAATTCATTCCCCGTCCAAGGTGATGGAGGAGCAGATCGGAAAGAACCTTGCGCTTGGTGTGGCAAATGGTATCACAAAACATAAAAAGCATGCAAAAAAATCCGCGTCCGAAATGGGAAGCGAGATTGTAAAGGCAGCAAAGAAAAAGCTGGATACCTATAAGACATATCACAAGATGTCCTTAAAACAGGAAACGGAATACTGGGATAATGTAAGAAAGCAGATAAAAAAAGGGACATCCGCACGGACAGAAGCTGATAAAAAATACCTTGCAGACAAAAAATCCTTAAACAGCCAGCTTACAAAGGCACAGAAGGAATATGCCAAGAGCGAAAAACAGATAAATGCTGATCTGAAAAAAGAGATTAAAAGCCTGAATGATGAATACAAAAATGCAGTAAAGGAAAGAAAAGATTCTCTGCTTTCCTCTTTTTCGCTGTTTGAGTCTTACGATGCAGGAGATACAGTCTCGAAGAGTGATCTGCTGGTAGGTATGCAGACACAGGTAGAAGCTCTAAACGAGTGGGAACGTCAGATTGCTACATTAAAATCTAGGCTTGGAAATACAGAACTGTTTAAAACAATACAGGAAATGGGTGTGAGCGGATTGCAGCAGGTAAAAGCAATCAACTCCATGACAGAGGAAGAGTTGAAAAGATACACAGCACTGTATAAGGAAAGACAGACATCTGCAAAAGACGAGGCCACCACAGAGCTGAAAGGTACCAAGAAGAGCACAGATGATAAGATTGCGAAAGCAAACAAGCAGGCGCAGGAAAAACTTACAAAAGCACAGAAAACCTACACGGATGCATGTAAAAAGCTGGGGGTTACTGGTGCGGCAGCAGTAAAGAAAACTGTGGATGGAGCAGAAAAGCCATTGACTAAATCATTGGCTAAGATCCAGAAGAATACCAAAAAGACAATAAGCACTGCTGTGTCAACCACGAAAAAGGGAGCTACACAGTTAAAAAGGGCAATGGACTTTAAATGGTCACTGCCAAAGCTCAAGATGCCGCACATTTCCGTTACTGGAGGGAAATCCCCGTATGGAATCGGCGGGAAAGGATCAGTTCCGAAATTCAATGTTGAATACTATAAAACAGGTGGAATTATGACAAACCCGACAGTATTCGGGTTGAATGGAAACAGCTGGATGGTTGGTGGAGAGGCCGGAGCAGAGGCAATTCTTCCGCTGCAGGAATTTTACCAGAAATTTAGCAGCATACTTGACAGAAAATTTGAAGCAGTACAGAAAGCACAGGCGGTTGGAGTGACATGTTACACATACATTGATGGTGATGAAATCGCAAGCAGGACCGTTACCAAGGTAGACAGCAAGATGGTAACGGATAAAAGAAAACGGAGGTAGACATGAAGGTAAATGGTATTGATATCCGGAAATATGATGCAAAACAATTAACCGTAGATGTACAGCCTCCTGGTTTTAACGTAAATTACGAATGGATAACGCGGGCATTGTTACCGACAGAATTCGATACGGATGTAACAATGGGGCATTTAAAACTGTCGGTATATTTTAGAGGACAGAACAGAAATAAGATTATACGGACAGCATCCGAGTTTATGCAGAATTTTACAAAATCGTGTGATCTTAACCTGGATGGATACAAAGGTACTTACAAGGGTTACATGACATCCAGCGACTACGAAAAGAAAAATGTAAAAAATCGGTATGTATTAAATCTGGAATTTGACGGATTTTTCTATGATGACCAGCTTGATCTTGTCTTTGATGGGAAAAAAACTGCAACGGTGTACAATGCCGGGACAAGATCGGCACCGTGCATTATAGCAATATATGCAAAGAGTGTATTAACAAATTACGAGATAACCGGGTTGAGCAGTGAGAGCATAGCCGTAGAAGCTCTGGAAGCGGGAAAAACGATGATTATTGATGGTATCCGTGGAATTGTTACAGTAGATGGCAAAAATGCTTTTAATCGGGTTAATATGTGGGAATTTCCACGTATGGGAGCAGGAAAAATAACCATAGGATTTTCTTCGGATGCGGCAAAGGTAAATGTAAAATATAGTCCAATGTGGATATAGGAGGCGGTTAGGTTGCAAATTTTTGATGTAAATAAAAACCGAATTGGAATACTGACCGGATTTAAGGATAGATCCATTACGACAACCCTTGATTCCGGAGATAAAGAGATGTGTTTCCAGTATCCTGCAAATGCTGCTCTGGTGAACGATTTAAAAGAAGAGTGCTATATACGGACCAAAACGGATGAGTATGTATTGAAGGAAATAAATGAAGCTGATGATTTTAATACATATACAGCCACCTTAAACGTGGAAGAATTGGAATCCAAGGTATTTAAGACCGGATTTGAGACGGTTGAAAAGACAATCATGGAATGTTTGCAAATTGCTTTTGATGGTACCGGTTGGAGCATCCGCAATTGCGAGGTTACAAAAAGACGAACAATCCGTGAATCTGATCAGCAGACAGCGTGGAGTGTTCTGCAGAAAGCATTAAGCACTTACAGATGCGAATGTGTAATAGATACGCTGCAAAAGAAAATTGATATCTATGATCGAATTGGAGAAGATAAGGGAGCATATTTCATTGAGGGATTAAACCTTAAAAAAATGACACGAAAATCTGATACCTATGATTTTTATACAAGGATTTATCCAATCGGGAAAGATGGACTCACACCGGAAACAGTGCTGGGAAAAGATTATATTGATAACCACCAGTACAGTAGCAAGGTGATAGCATGCGTATGGAAAGATGAAAGATATACCGTGGTGGATAGCCTTATAGAAGACGCGACCGCAAAACTTGCGGAAATATCGAAGCCATACAGACAGTATACTGCAGAAGTGCAGGATCTGGCAAAGCAGAGTGAAGTCTATAAGGATATCCTTGCATATGGAATTGGTGATACAGTTACCATTATATCAAAGTCAAAAGGCATTAAGGACAAGCAGAGAGTTGTAAAAATTGTAGAGTATCCAGAAACACCGGAAAAAAATACCGTTGAACTGTCTAATGTTAATAAAACATTTGCAGAAATCCAGCAGGAGGAAGTGGATGCCGAGACGGATCGCGCAACGACAGAGGAAGGAAACCTGTCGGACGATATCGCGGATGAAGCAGAAACTAGACAGGATGAAGATTCGAAGATCACGGTAAGGGTAGAAAAGACAGAGAAAAGCATTGAAACGGAGGTGGCAGACAGATCACGGGAAAATCTTGAAATTGCAACAAAAATATCGCAGTTGCCGCATAAATTATCGCTACAGGCTACAGGTGGGGAAAAAACCGTAGGAATTACGATACAGCTGTATGACGAAAATGGCCAACTGCTCGATACAACAAGTGGTACTGCCAATATAACGGTAACGGGATTCGTTAGATTTAACGATCTGGCAAATGCTGGATCGACCACAATTAACGGAGCAAATATTACTACCGGAGTTATTAAAAGTGATGACAGCGAATTCACGCGTGCAACATTCTATGATGGAATCAATTATGGTTTCCCTTGGCATGGGAATAATTATAAGTATGAAATAATTAAAGTTACATCTTTAGGAATGCTGCAATTCGGTGGTCGGGATATGCACACCAACTTTCCGGGAAGTGTTGCGGTAGATGGTGTTTTGTCAAATATGGGTTCTCGTGTAGTAACAACAGAAGAATTAAAATTTGATAATTTATCTTATACCGACACAGGACATGGGAATATAAAAGGACCAGACAGCAACCATAACTTGGCCACGACAACATGGGTAAGCAATAATTTCCAAAAGAAGAGTGGATCTGATAGGAGATTAAAAAAAGATTTTGCAGATATGCCGGATATAACGTATTTGTATATGCACCTTAATCCGAGAAAATATAAGTTTAAGATTGGATTAAAAGGATATGATGAGCGTATCCATTACGGATTTATCGCACAGGATATCGAGGATATTGCAAAAAAATTAAATCTTGGAAATCTTAGCTTGGTTTACAAGGAAAAATGTGATGCAGATTTGTCAAACGAAATGGATATTATTGGAGATCAGTATGTTTATCGAGTTGATAAAGACGAACTGCACGCAATGCATGTGCAGATGATCCAAAGGCAGGAAAAAGAAATTGAACAATTACGAATGAGTAATTGTACTTTAAATGGAGAAATTGAAATATTAAAACAACGTATAGAAAGATTGGAGGAAAAATTATGTTAGAAGTAACAAAGACAGTAAATGTGAGCGGATATTCGAGAATTGCAGAATCTGATGCACCGTATGTGTATTTTAGCGCATCCATATCGGCAGACGGAAAGAGAAGTGTAAATTATTCTGTACAGAATCAGGAAATTTTTGATGCAAATGAAAAAACGTTTGAAGCAGACCGGAAGGAATTTGAAGAGGCAGTTAAGAAGATGGCTTAACATGGTTAAGCAGGAAAAGAGGTGGGGAAAATGAGCCTGTCTAAGATGGTAACCAATATTACCATGGAAATGTCCGGGGATATAAAGAAATATATGGTGTCTGCGGTGCAAGGAGACCGTGCTACGCGGTGTGTATTGGTCAAGTTGGTAAATAACGGAGAACCATATATGATTCCGGACGGTGCCCGTGTCATAGTGAATATAAAAAAGCCAGATGGAAAATTCGTATACAACAAATGTACATACAGCGGAAATGAAGTAACCATTGATCTTACAAGTCAGGCTTTAGCTGCATCTGGAACAGCATATTGCAATGTAGAGATACGGACAGCGGATGATACACAGATAATTACAAGTGCCACCTTTGAAATCGAGATTGAAACGACTCAAAGAAGTGACAGTGCTATAGAATCGTCTAATGAATTTACGGCAATAGAAGTGAAAATCAATGATCTGATTGAAAAAATATCGGATACGAACAGTGCAGCAGTTAAAGCAGAGCAGCAGAGAAACCAGAATGAAGAGAGCCGGGCAGCAGCAGAAAAAGAGAGACAGCAGAATGAAGATAGACGGGACGCAGCAGAAAAAGAGAGACAGCAAAATGAAGAGAACCGGGGACAAGCTGAATCAAATCGAGAAAAAAGTGAGCAGAAGCGATCACAGGGCGAGGATAACAGAAACCAGAATGAAGAGAGCCGGGCAGCAGCAGAAGAAATACGACAGCAGAATGAAGATAGACGGGACGCAGCAGAAAAAATACGACAGCAGACTGCAAAGGATGCCACAGAAAAAGCAAATACGGCAGGAAGTGCAGCAGAAAAGATTGCAAAAGAAGTTGAAGAAAAATTAAAAAATGGAGAATTGAAAGGCGAAAAGGGAGATAAGGGGGATACCGGAGAAAAGGGAGCTACAGGGGAAAGCGGTGTGACCATGCCAGCCAATGGAATGATAGCACTGTACGGAGATGAAAATGGAAATCTGTGGTGCTACTATTCAGATGCAGATAATCCACCCAAATTTGAGACGGACGATACAGGAAACATTTATTACATTTTACCAGATTAGCAGAAAGGAGAAACGATATGCCAAGGATATGCATTGGAAATTTTAAAGGACCGAAAGGGGAAAAGGGCGATCCAGGAGAAGGAAAAAAAGGACCAGCAGGACCACAGGGAGAAAAAGGGGATGTTGGACCAGCAGGACCACAGGGAGAAAAAGGGGATGTTGGACCGGCAGGACCGAAAGGGGAAAAGGGCGATCCAGGACCGGCAGGGAATACAGATACAACATTTACGGAAGCCACAACATTGACAAAATTGGTATCGGGAGAATCATTTAAGGCAATGCTTGGCAAGATTGCAAAAGCGGTATCATCCGTGTTTGATAAGCTGGATAAAAGCAAGGTGGTAAACAACCAGACAACTACAGAGGCTGGGTATGCACTGGATGCACGGCAGGCGAACCCGAATATAGACGGCACGTTGGCCAAGCAGGTCGCTGATTTAAACGGCAGTCTAAATAGTAAGAAAATACCATCATTTGGCATCGAAAACATATTTACTGGAAACCCGTTTTGTATAGTCAACAATGGTTCCGATGTAATAAGTGTACAAACCGATTGGGATATAGACAGTGGCGGCTATAGGGTCAAAAACATAAAGTATCCTGCAGGAACGGCTACTAATCTTACGGTCTCATTATCGTTACCTGCTAATAGCATTGTTATTGTTGATGTAAATACACTTAATGGAGAGAATATTGATATACAAGGATCACTCATTAGAAGTAACTTTACAAGTAGCCCAGAAAATTGGAATTTATCAATTAAATTCACTGGGCGTACAAACCAAACATTTACAGATATTAGATACATGCCGTTAGTTATCCACTTAGGTTAAAGAAAGGTTTCCCATAACATGTTGTGCCTAATGCTTCGTTTCCATCTAATGTATTAGCTCTTTTTATTGTTGTATTTAAACTGCCGTTTAAGAAAAAATATCGAACAAATATTCGAACGTAACTTATAAACCATTTTTTATCATAGAAAGGAATTAAAAAACATGGATAAAATTATTTTAAAAGATCAGACCAGCTTTGAAATTGCCGATGGTGCAAGTCTTGGAAACATTCAGATCAAGACAGAGAATTTCGAAGCCATTAAAACGATCACGGATGCATTTACAGCGGACAACCTTGTAGAAGTGACATTTACACATAATGGCGAAACATCCGGCAAGTACACCGATCTGAGGTGTGATGGGTTTACATACGCACCGAATACGGACGAGGCAGGTAAGGAAGATGGAACTTACACGGTTACTATCAGGCTGCGGACAAAGACGGAAATGGAAAAAGCAATCGATGAACTTAAAGCAGGGCACGAAGCAAACGCAGAAGCAATCGAAGAACTGGCAAGCATTGCCGCAGAAAGTGAGGTGTAGGGAATGGTTAAGTTTTATGTGCGCAGAATCTTGGTAGACAAGAAAATGACCATTGATGATGTACCGGAGAGATGGCGCGAAAAGGTGCGAGCAGAAATTGAAAAGGTAGAAGGAGGAACAGGAAAATGAAGCAGATGATATGTACAGTAGCCGGATTATTTGGATCAGATCGGAAGAGCGTCGTGT